TCCCGCTTTGTCCATAGTGAGAAGTGGGATAAACATGCCGAGATCTGGCGAGCTAATCCCGAACAAGAAAACCTTTATCCTTGGGAGATTGAGAGACCTAGCCAACTGGTTCCTGCTCCTCCAAAGATGGAGGCGATGGACAAAGAGAAACGGATGCAATGCGTTAAAGCCTTCTCCATGTTTTGCTCTGGGCGCAACGTTCCTGATATCGCCTCAGATATCGGTGTTAGCGTGTCTACAATCAATCTGTGGAAAGAAACTCAACGATGGGTGGCGTGTCGGGAAAGGTTGGCCAACGATCAAAATCCCGCGCCTTGGGAGAACGACGATGTCCCAACATTACTCTCTGATATCACGGCGTCTATTGAGACCATGAAGAAGTCGATCAAGTTTCTGACTGGTAGGGTGTTGGTTAAGGCTGCTGATGCCGCGCAAGACCTAGACGGAATGGAAGCCCTTGGCATGATGCGGAACATCAAGCAACTAGCCGAAGCCGCATCTATCAACTTTAGCGATGGAAACAACCAACAAAATGCGGTGCAAATTAATATAGCCACCAAACTTGAGTCGTTGAAGATTCCCGACAACAACACCTACGAAGCGGAACTGGTAGTCAATGAGTAGCTTGCGATTTTGCTATCAACGTAAGACGGACGTTCCCCCACAGGGATGGTGGGTTACATGCCCCGTTACTGGAGAGATTGTTAGGGGAGGAGATTGGTTTGATCTGGTTAAGAACTGTGAGAAGTTGATTATACTTCGGGGTTTGGTGCCTCCGACTGATATTGTCTCTCAGATAGAGAATGCCATTTGCGAGCGTTTGGCAGGGTCTGAAAACTGCGTTCCTTGCTCCAGTGTTAAACAGACCTTGGGCTTCGGGGAAATCGTTCGATGGGTCAAGGCAATGTACAACTTTGCCGCCAAGTCCCAATTCCAATTAGTTGACCAAGAGGAAGCCGAACGCAGAGCAAAAATCTGTGCGGCTTGTCCCCACCAGATCTCCACATCTGGATGCTGGGGGTGTAAAGGAATCGCTGGCATGCTTCCAGCTATCGCGGGAGCCCGAAAGACCAGCTATGACAACCAGCTAAAGGCTTGTGGAGTATGTGGGTGCTTTAATGCAGTTAGCGTCCATCTTCCTCTGGATGTCCAACAGGATTCCCATCTCAGCTTTCCCGACCATTGTTGGAAGAAATCTCAAAGCGAGTAATTGCCTTGTTGAAACTCATTGGTGCTATGCCTGTCGGCCCTTCGCGGTGTTTTGCTACAATGAACTCAACGGTAGGATGCTGGGTATGATTTTTAGCATCCTCCTCGTCGCAATGGAGAATCATCACCATATCAGCATCCTGCTCAATCGCGCCCGATCCCTTGAGGTCTGAAAGGCTTGGTCTGCCTCCGCGTTTTTCGGGATCGCGATTCAACTGAGCTAGTACCAGAACTGGTACACGCAGGGTCTTGGCAAGCTCCTTGATTCCTCCGCTAATCTCCTCAACCTCGTTGACGCGGTTGTCTTTGCTACGCTTGCTGTCTCCGCGAAGCAACTGGAGGTAATCAATAATGATGAGATCCAACGGCTCCTTCTGATGGGCGCGGCGTGAGATAGCCTTGATGTAGCCGATAGACTTTCCAGAGGTATCGTCGCACAAGATATGGCTGTCCCTTACTTCGGCGTAGGCATTGGACAAACTTTCCTTCTGATACTTTGTGATGGACTGGGCTAGGATGTCAGCCGCCCTCACGCGAGCGCGACTGCGAATCATTCTCTCCATGAGGCTCACGCTTGTCATCTCAAGTGAGAAGATCAGCACCCTCTTTTGAGCATCTAGTGCAACATGCTCTGCAATCTGCATGGCGGCACTGGTCTTTCCAACTGCTGGTCTGGCCGCGAGAACAATCATGTCTCCTCCGCGCATACCGAACATCAATAGATCATCCACTGGTACCAAGCCCGTTCGTATACCGATCTTTGGCTCGCCCCTCATAGTGGATTCGATGTTATCCAAGGCCCTTTCAACCACTGTCTTGATCGATAGCTTTTCGCTATCATCGATCAGGTAGTCAGCCCGCATGACGCTGGTCTCAGACCAATTCTTGAGTTCTTCCAGCTTTAATTCGCGGTCTCTGGCTTTGTGAACCATATCGCCACCCAACATCTCAATGGAGCGGCGGTAGCGGGCTTCCTCAAGCTGTGGAAAATACCTCCTCCAACTCTGGGAGTTCTGGCAGTAGGAAGCAATGTCTGCAAGAGTCTTGTCCCCACCAGCGTCTTCCAAGGTTCCGTTGCCATCTAAGTCGCTCTTGATGGAGATATAGTCCGCATGAATGGACTTTCCCACCACCCGAAGGAATGACTGAAAGATCAGCTTATGCTCGTAGAGGTGGAAGTGGTCCTCCCTCAGAGTGGAGAGCATCTCCCTCTGTTCATCAAGTTGTGCGTGGAGAAAACAGGAAAGAACGGCGCTTTCCGACGATTGATCGAAGATGGATTCGTTGTTCACGAAGGGTTAGACAACGCCTTGGGCCTTTCGTTCAGCTTTTCTTGCAAGAATTGCTTTCATGGCATCGCTGCGGCGTTGACGTTCTTCGGGAGATAGAATGCGTTTCTTCTTATTCGCCTTATATGGCGAGTTATTTTTGCGCTTCAGAGAGGTTTTTTTCTTACTCGCCACTTGTGGCGAATTACGCATCTTATCTGATGTTTTGTTGCAAACTGTAGGACTTAACGCATCATTTGTGACGTTTTGCACCATTGTCTCTACACTAACTGACATTTCGTGACATGTTGTGTCGGGCTGCAATGATATGTCGGGTTCCCGAACGGGTATATGGATAATCTCAATTTCGTCTCCTACAGAGACATTGGAAAAAGCCTGTTCCTGATCGGGTATATTTAGGTGTGTATTTAGGTCGGGGATAATTTGTCCACCTCCTTGCTCTAACCCCATCGAATTCGATGGGATATCCAATCCCGTGGAATCTGACGGAATTACAGGTTTATCTTCAGGCATTGGAAATCCCGCAATAGCCATACGATGGAGCGACCCATCCTTGCACCCATGGATTACTACAGCTTGGCTGGAGATGACTCTATCAGGACAGGTTACCCCTTGGACTGCTTGTGCTTCGGGGTCTTCGGCAAAGAAGACAATCTTTCCGTCTTTCCATTGGTAGTTCACGCTCTTCCAGTAGGTGCGGAGTAGGGGGCAATCCCGCCCAACGGCCATGAAGTTCCATCGGCAACGAACGTCCCAAGGCTCTGGAATGGTTCCTGCGGAGCGGTAGGCTAGGTTGTAGTTGCCAAGACTCTGGGCACTAGGACAATGGTCTAGAATATTCGGAGGATAGACAGCCGATCCCACAATCATCTTGTAGATATTCTTCCCATTGGTGGCCATTCCCCCTTCGTATTGGTGGCCAAGGATGGCGGGCTCTTTGCGAAATTCGGTCTCCAGATCATCCGCCCATCCAGACTTCATCGCAACACAATCGGGCTCCCAGAACATCCAAGGTTCGTTGACCGCATAACAAGAAGCGGCAGCATCTGCGAACATCTGGTTCGGGCCAAGCGGCCATCCATTGAATCCATCTTGAGCAATAATCCGCCCAACCTCTTGAAAGCTCTTTTTTAGTTCTTCGGTGATTTCATTGACCAGCGCCGTATCTTCGGTGGCACATACGGTGGCCTTATGGCGCATGTTGATCCCCATAGCGGTAATCGCTTTGGCTGATAGCAGGGCCAACTCCGCGTCTCCATTGTGGTAGGCAAAAACAATGTTCATTGCGCGTCGAAGTTAAGCGGCCAAGTCGGATGAACTGGATCTTCCATGCGGACACGAACGTTTTTGTATCCTTGGCCAATAAGTTTTGAAGCTTCCATCCCAGCTTCTTCTTTGCTAAGTCCGTGACCACAGAGTTCCACAATTTTCTCTCCACGGCACACAATGTAAGTTTTATTACTTTCGCTCATTTTTTCTTCTTTTTCTCTGATTGGTTGATGTATTTTTGAAAGGATTCGGCACAATCTCTGGCCATATCGACTTCGGCCACAGGGTCGAAGAAATAGCCGCCACGCTCAACGTAGATCGTTTCCATCGGCATGGAGGAACCTCTACGAAATCTGGGGCCAACCACGGATGGGGAGACAGAGTCTTCATTGATGATTGTAAGCACTACCCTGAATTTTGACATGGTTTTGGAAGCGAGATGTTATTGGGAACTCGGCCCAACAATCAATGACTTTTTCAAGAGTGTGTCCGACTCCTGTCCACCCATGGACTGTGTCGTAGTAAGAACAAGCACGTAGCGGCGGATCTATTGTTTCGTTGGCAATCAAATAAACCCCGCTATTGACTGGCTTGCTATCCTTGTATTTATTCCATTGAATCATAGAGGTATGACAAGAAAAACCCCACTTCGTTCAAAAACTCCACTGAAAAGATCTCAGGGCCTCAAGCGCGGCGGAAGGTTGAGGAATGCATCCCCCAAGCGCCAGCGTGAATACAAGGAGTATGGCAAAGCAAAGAAGGCGTATCTTGCCCTCCACCCAAACTGTGAGCGTTGCAAAAATAAAAAGAGTGAGGATATCCATCACAAGGCGGGCAGGGTTGGACGCTATCTTTGCGAATACAGCCTGTTTGCCGCGCTCTGTCGATTGTGTCATAACGAAATTCATAAAAATGCAAAAGAAGCTAGAAGAAGTGGATGGATAATAGATTCTCATAAAATAACTTTTGGAGGGGAAAACGAAGACAATATTAAATAGTTCTTGATTTCTGCCATAATAGGATGTATTGTGGCAACATGATTAAAACAATATCTTCATATTCATGTTGGGCAGCAATGATACAACGCTGCACAAACCCAAAAAGAGAATCTTGGAAATGGTATGGCGCAAGAGGCATTAAGGTTTGTGATCGATGGAGGATTTTTAAAAATTTTGACAAGGATATGGGGCCAAGACCATTTGGAACATCTTTGGACAGAATTGACCCAAACGGAAACTACGAAAAGAAAAATTGCCGCTGGGCAACTCCAAAGCAACAAAGCGAAACAAAATTGAGACCAGTTAATACTCATTGTAAAAATTGTGGCGCTCCGTGTCGCGGACAATCAAGAAGGGGAATTTGCCATGCCTGTAATGAATATTTTAGACGGAATGGATATTCACGCCCCAAAGATCCAGCAGAAGTCAAAAGATTGTTCATCGAAAAATCTAGAAATCAAAAAACGAAGAAACCAGTAATTGGAATTGATGAAAATGGAAATATTGAAAAATTTGAATCAACCAGTTTTGCAATTAAAAAATACGGAAAGGGCGTATCTAATGTTCTTGCTGGAAGGTGCAATACGGCAAAGGGAAGAATTTGGAAATACGCATAGCCTTGTGCCATGATGCCATCCATGAAAACGGAGTTGCCGCCCGTAAGCAAGGCTGGATTATTGATACATTTCATGCTCTTCCAAATCCCGCTCCTGAAGTTTCAGACGTTCAATCTCGTAGCCAAAGTCAGGCTCATAGCAACGAAGAATAGGATTCCAAATTTTTCCCTTGGGCTTGGTTAGGTTGCGATAGGCGTCCACAGCGTTGACCCAACTTGTCTCCAATGGCTGGTTCCATTCGCGGGCGGGTGGGAAGTTCCAAGGATAGGGGCGCGGCGGATAAGAAACGCATCCACTTGCAATAAGTAGTGCTAATCCTATCCCTGTTCTTTGAAATCGTAGAACCATAGTTCCTCCTCGCTTTCGCTGACCCAGCGGCTTCCTGTGGATTCACAGCTAAATTCTTGGCTAAATACTTTCCAGTCGGGCTTCGTTGGAAACTTCTTGGCAATAAACGATCCTCCGTCCATCCAAAGCACTCGGTTGTTGGGCTGGATAAAGAACT